CATAACCAAAAAAGATAACATCCAATGCGTTATCTTCAATATAATTAACAATCCATTCATAAACCTCATCATCATTGATTAGGCCTTGTTGGTGGCTTGTAACTGTACAAAAACCATATTTTTCTAGTTCTCTATAATTAATACCATCTTGTTTTTCTTTAGCATCAATTGAACCTGCTCTTTGGAATGGAACAAACGAATGCTGTTCAACATGCCACTTAGGCTTTCCTTCATCATCTAAATAAGGAAAAACGAAAGCAATCGCTGTATTATCTGACATCATTGAATAGTCAATGCCTATATAACAGCGTTGCCCATGAATGCTAAATTCAGGAATAATCGCTTTTTCAACATCAGCAAGATTTAAGTAACTATCTACATCTTGCTGAAGCCACATATTAAGGTTTTTAGTTTGGAAATCGTGTAGCGTCCCTTGTAATAAGTCACTGTTTCGCTTGTCAATCAATCCTTTTTGTAAAATATCTTTTTTATCTTCCAATTCAAGAAGAGGGTTTGATTTTAACCAAGTTTCTGGCTCGAATGTTTCTGATAAATCATCTTGCGCCCATACCAAACATAAAGAAGTATCTGCTTCTCTATCCCAATCTTTCTCCATAGCTTCTTGAAGTGTCTTTTGGTCTTTTCTAAAAGGAACGCTAGGGTCTGGATAAGAAGTTGAAATTTGTACAAACTGATGATTTTTTACCAGGACTTGCCCTGAAACAATCTTTGATATTTTTTCACGATTGGTTACTTCTCCAATTTCATCAAATATTGCGGTCGTAAAGTGGAAACTGTCATATTGTCCAGCTTCATGAGAAATTGCCCGGATCTTATTATTCATTTTTTTCATGACAACTTCATCATTTAAAATAGAGCGATCAGTCAAACCAGTTTCTGCTGCAATGGTTTTAAAAGGTTCTATTTTAATTATTGTCTTAAGCATCGTCTTGACATAGCCAAATAACTTACTTGTTTGCTTAAAATTGATAGAGGAAACTAAAAAGTCCTGGTTAGAGAGGCCAAGACTTTCAAATAAAAAGGAATAAACCATAAGAATCGCTAAAATATAGGTTTTCCCTTGTCCCCGTGATACAGAAATAATAGCTACGGTGAACCTTTTACCGCCCTCACTGTTTCGCCAACCTATCAGCATGCACATAATGAACTTTTGCCAAGGCATCAGCTCAGTAGGCTCTCCTGTGTCAACGTTAGGGACCACAGAAGCAACTTTTAGAAGATTTTTTATTTCCTTTTTTGAATAACGATAAGGGAAATCTTCTTGACCTATTCTTTGCAAGTCCCGCAAATGCCTAAATGCTGCTAATTTTGTTAGATACCCAGATTTTGTTATACCGTCTAATACTGCGAATGCATATTTTGTGCCAGGGTCTCTATATTTAGCACGTATTTCTGAAAAATCAATACTATGATAAGCTCCTAAGACGTCGTGGTCCTGCGTTAAATCAACTTTAAATTCAATGATAAGATTATTCATTGTTTTTGTAGGAGCTAACTCAGTAATCATCGTCATCACCTCCACCAAAGAATGCCTTCATCTTATCTTTAGTGCTTTTTTCATTCGTATCTTGCATGTTAAGCTCTATCAATTCAGAACGAGATTTTGGAGACAAACCTAACTCAGAACCGATCTTTGTAAGATTTTTTATTGCATCCGAGTAAATTTGAGTCATTGGATTACGTTTGAAACCTTGAAATTGTCTGTCAATAATTTCACCAGTCATATCTTGAACTGGTTTATAAATTTCTTGAACTTCACCATGTTTTTTTAGATGTTCGTATGAATTTCTATAAATTTCATACTGAGTACAGTACATTTCCACTAAAAACGAGTCAATCTTATCAACTGGCTTTTGTTCCTCAAGAAAGGGAACAGTTTTACGCCAACAAGCACTTGCGAGAGGAGAAAGGTGTTTAGGTGCTCGATAGGATAACTTCCCGTCATTACTATGTCTTTGAACTTCTTAGCTGTCATTTTTTCTCCTTTCTTTTAGTGTTTTGACCCCCCCTATATAAAAATTTTCAAAATTGGGTTTTCACGCAAGACGACACCTATGTGTGTGCTTTCCCTGTAAAGATATAGGGGGGAGGGTTGTTAAAATTTATCGTTCATTTTTTTGAAAGTCAGGAACATCTTTTACATTTTTTATGGGGATTACATTTTTAATTTTATTTCCGTAACCTGTTCCATAATAAATTTGTTCCCACTTAGTTTTCCTTGTGTGGCATTTGCTACAACAGAAAGCCAAGTTATCCATGATGGTCTTGCCATTCAAGTCAAACGCAACAGGCACGATGTGGTCAACTATCTTACCAGTTCTTAATCTGTTGTGTGCTTTGCAGTACTGACAAAGGAAGTTATCTCTACGTCTTACTACATCACGTATAGACTTCCATTGCTTGCTTTGATAGAACTTATTCTGTTCTACTTTAATGTCGCTATACTCACGCTTGCGTTTGTTATAGTCCTTGTATCGTTTAGTATCATTGGATCTATTTGTCCATCGCTCTCTACTCTCTTGATATGCTACTTCTTTATCAGCGTGCTTAGTACAATAGTGTAGTGGTCTAATAACCATAGCGTGGCAGTTAGGCTCACGACAGCGTCCGGTCATTGGCATGTTATTTACCTATCTCCTTAATTAACACTATATCATCAGCTCTAAACAAGTATTCACCTGCAGCAATCCATGGCATACCATTACTTAATTGAGATACAATTGATCCCCATTTTTTATCGCTATATTCAATCTTATAATCACCGTATTTAGTCTCAACATAAATCATCTTACGTTCTTTTGGTTTCATAGGCGCATTAGTTCTTTTAGGTCGTTCAAGATCCATCTTATCCCTCCAACAATAAAAGGCTGCCCACTGGACAACCTGTAATAAAATATAATTCAGGATAACGGAATCGAACCATTCTAAGCTAGCTTATGAAACTAGCGTGACGCCTTGCCACCCATCCTGTTTAATGTACTCACTCTTGCAAAAGCTCAGCACAAATGACTATTATTTCTTTTGTGCTTGCACCCTGCACGGGTTGAATCAGGGAATGTATAGCCACACGCCTAATTCATTTGCGCCATCAAATGGCAATAGCAAGATAGAGCCACGAACTCTATAACTTCTATTAGCGAAGTCGTTCCTTGTCCTTGCTTACCCACTAAGCTGTTAGTATACCGCTGTTTTACTCACTAACTACTCGACCCTTTTGCCTTAATAGACAGTAGCCACTTAGCTATAAACGTTTAATAGCAAGTCAGGGAGTCGAACCCTGAGCGCCTACGTTTCCGTACCGTGCTTGCTACGCTGTAAACCCTTGACTCCTAGAAAGTCCTATGGGTTAGTCAACAAAGTCTATGACGAGATAGACACCATGAAATAACCCCGTTGTGAATGTAACGACAATCACTGTACAGTCGCAAGTTACCAAGCTGTTTTTATGGATTCAAACCAAGGGAATATTATTATCAACCCATTTATAGCAAGCCGCTGGTTCGAGCAGTGACTTGCTTAGAAGTATATCCAACCGAACGAATTACATTTTGTTTGCTTTCGCTGATAACTTCATGCTACCATTATCGCACTTAAATTAGGATATAAACGTGAATAAAATGGGAATAAAACGGAAAGTGAAATTATTCTAAAGTTTCTCTCCATAATCCATCTCTCAAAGTTTTTTTAAATGAATCATACTGTTTTCTAGCTGTACTCTCTTCTAAGCAAACTCTGATAGCCACGTTATGCCAAGACATTCTGTGCTTAAATCTAGCAATAATAATATCTTTTGCAATTGTTCCTTGTATAACTTCCATTAATTCATCAAGCGTTTGTTTCTGGTCATTAAGTCTACCAAGTTCTTTGTCAGCTTCTTTAATCAAATAGTTGCGCTCTTGTGGTGCAGTGTTTGAACTACTACCACCACTACCGATTCTTTCCTCATGTTTCTCACGAGTGATCCAGCGTTCTCTTGAATTGATTTTAACTTGAAGCATTCCAGTCATGTAGTCACTTAATAACAAATCTAATCTATCCGCCAATTAAAAAGTCCCTCCGAGTATGGTATAATAGTATTAGATATAACGTTTCCGAAGCCCATTGCCGTGGGCTTTTTATTATTTATCATGAGTATAAAGCACCAATGAAGCATTCTTTTTACCAACGTCAGATTTTATTAAATAAAATCAATTGTTTTA